TGCATAATGTTTACCATCTGTGCTCTCTGCTTTACAATTTCAGCATTTAATGGATTCGGTTTTAGTAGTTTCTCATTTCGAGGATGGCGCAGCACTATGCCGCCACTCTCTTGCAGTGCCTCATGTAGTTGTTCTAGCCCAGCTTCACATCTTGCAAGGTTCAAAATCAAACCCTTCATCTTGTCAAATTCTTTGCGCCCTTCGTTGTCTTCGTCTGGCGGGCTAAATAATTCAAGATAATACTCATTCAGTTTGGCAATTCTCTGCTCTTCTTGTCTTATCTCTTTTTCTGTCATTGGTTTTTTCACTTTCTCAAAATTTCAAAATCAAAAAGTCAAAATTTCGATGCGGATGTTTTTGGTGAGGGGGCTCGGTTCTATAGGACCTTGCTCAATCATCAATGATGGGGGGTCACTCTTCAAAATTTACAAAATAATTTTTTATTATTTGTGTAGTGTGTGATGATCTTCCCTCTGCTCTCTTGATGCATTCACCCTCGCTCGTATCTATATGCACTAGCTCTGCTCCTAGTCTGCGCGCCAGAGCTTCGCGCTCACCTCTGTGTGGTAAGCCAGCCACGATGTATGCATCGTTAAATCTTCCGTATCGTGTCTTAATAATGTCATATAAAGTATCCCGTATCTTAAACGCAATAAAGCGCAGCCCATCGCTGTGCTCGTGTCCATCGTGCCCCGTCAGCATCTCATATATCATATCAAGGTCAACAATGATATCATTGTTGCTCATTCGCTCTAGTGCATATGTTGTCTTGCCGCTACATGGTGCACCATAGATTATATATATGTGATGCTCTGTGTAGCCGAAGCGATTATGTTCTTCATCGTGGCAACTATTGCATAGAATCTCAATGTTATCTGGATTCAGCGAAATGGTTGTGTCATTAACATTTGATGGTGTTAGTAACACCTTATGGTGCGCATGCAGTTGCTTCATATCAGCAACGCGACCGCACCGCTGGCACTTGCCACTCTTTAATCTCAACAAATATGATAAATCTCTCCATGCCTTGGAGTGATAAAATGCATCAATCTCCTTGCAACGTGCTGGCATTTGTCGTCTCCTCTTCAACGTAAGCTTCTCCGACTTTAACAATATTTTTTGCATAATTAATATCTTGCGTGTGCCTACATCTTGGATAGCTGCAGCTATTGCATTTCTTTCTATTGCAAAGATATAGGATTGTTTTTTCTTCCATCACCACTTGTCCTCTTGCTTTTCTTTTTCGAGCTTCAAGCGCTCTTTATTAATCTGCGTTTGATTGTTCTGAAATTCTGTCGCCTTCGTCTTCCATCTATCGCCTCTCCTGTTCTGTAGCCAGTAAATCATAGCTGTTACACTTGGAGCGATATATCGTTTCGTTTTCTTTCGAACGATCGTTCTATTTCCCTCTTCGTCCTCTTCTATCTTCACAGTTTCTTCTTCAACGTAATAACCTTTAGTGAGGTTATATAAAGCCTCTTCAACCTCATCATCATATTCATCTTTGCCCTTCTTGAGAGCTTCCGCGAACTCTGGAAACCTCTTCTTCCATTCGTACAATGTGACCTTACTTATTCCAATCTTCTTGGCTATATCAACATCACGCGCCCCATTGCGAGCCATATGCTCAAGGCGCTTCAGCTTATCTTTCTTTAGCCATTCTTTATACTTGCCATTTGCCACACCGTTTACTCCTAGTTATATTCGTCTTGCCGTTTCCCCTGTGTTCTTTTCCCATCTGTCAATTATTACATCGCAATATTTCGGACTCATCTCCATCATGTAGCAGTTTCTTTCTAACTGTTCACACGCAATAAGTGTTGAACCGCTTCCACCAAATACATCTAAAATGTTATCGCTTTCCTCGGAAAAATCTTTCAGAATCTCGCCTAACATTTTTACAGGCTTTTGCGTTGGATGCAGTCTCTTCTCGTGTTCGCCCTCTCTTATCATGCCATTCCATAACTGATGATAGATTCGTACTGGTGTTTTAAAGCTACACCACGCAAGCTCACCATCAGCGAATGTATTTCTGATACCACTATCAACTCTTTTATCCCATACAAGATAGCTATCGCTAAATGGCAAAAACTCTGTGAAGTAGTTGCCCCCCCATATAATGCATCTATCGCATATTGTTAGCAGTATATCGCACGCCTCTTGCGCGGTATCTGTTGTTTCATCAGCGATTATCTTTTCATAATCTCCTTTTTTTGCAACTGTTACTTTGAATTTTGCTCCCACCTTCCCACTGTCTGTTACAACATTGATTCCATATGGCGGGTCTGTTAACACAACATCTATTTTGCAATCGTTCAGCAGCAAATTTACATCATCAATGTTTGTTGCATCACCACACATCAATCTGTGTCGTCCAAGTTGAAATATATCACCATACTTCGTGCGTGGTTCTGCTGGTGGTGTTCCGAGGTACTCATCCTCTTCAGCTTCAATCTCTTTTACATCAAACGATAGTTCGAAGCCAAAATCTTGCATATCAATTGATTTAATTTTTCCTAGTTCTTCTTCTAGAATTTCTAAATCAAAATCAGTGTTCATGGTGAGTTTGTTGTGCGCCAGAATGTATGCACTCTTCTGCTCTTCCGTTAGGTGTTCGAGCCTTATAATTTCAGCCTCTTCATATCCTAATTGTTCTAGCGCCATCAGCCTTCCGTGACCTTCTATCACAACATTATTTTCATCAATGGCGATAGGATCATTGTTGCCGAATTGAACTATACTCTCTTTTATCTGGTCGAGCTGCCACTGTGGATGGAGCTTTGCATTATTCTCATTCGGTTTTATTTCTTTGATAGCGATTTTCTCTATTTTCATTCTAGCCTCTTCAGCAGTATTTTTTATTTGTATTAACGCAAGAAAAAAGCGACGATGCTGAATTTTCAACACCTTCGCTCTCCCCTGAATCCTTATTATTGCACCTATACTATATCAAGTCGGCTATGTGCATTTAAATGATTTTTAGTGATTTATTTTGATTTTTTCGCCATCGCTATTTTAAGGAGTTAGCATGGTTAGTTTTCTTTGCCCTGTTCTTTTAATTGGTTGTCAAGCTCTTTCAGTGCTCTTCCGTGTAGTGTCAAAGTCCATCTTTTTGCTGCATTTATGGCTTTTGCGATATCATCCCATCTCTCACCTTCAATGTATCTTCTGCGCAGAATTTCTGCATATGTTGCATCGCTCATTTTATAAATTTCATTCTCAATTCTTAACCTCTGCTTCCAGAGCTTTGCAATCAATAATTCTTTCTGGTCTCGAATTGCTGCCAATTTTACCGCGGTGCTCTCTGTGACTTTGCTTATTCCAGAGCCATGTGGCTGTGAATCATAGCTAACTGCTTTCACACCTAGTGTTTCTTCGATATCTTGAATCTGTCTTTCGAGCTGCCTTATCCTCGTGATGATTCTTTTGTAGCCTTCAAGAAATTCTCTCGCTATCATGCTTCCTTCCTTTCCGCACTTCAAGTGCCTACAGCACATCCCAGATTGCTGCATTATCTTCTAGCTCCATATCAAGTTGCCTTATGTCTTGCATGCGAATATATGTTTCGTTCCGCCTCAATTTTCTTCCCTTGCGCCACACCTTCAATCTTGGAACAGCTTCCGTTGATATCATTTGATATTCGATGTGCTCAAGTCCTGTTACAGGATTGGTATATTTGCGCACTGATTCTTTGTCAATCTCATAGCCTTTAATAGGTTTCAGCTCGTCAAGGTTCTGAAAGAGTTGTGATATTGATACCCATTCTCTCTTGACTACAGGTCTTTTCAGATTGCGACTTGGTTTCCATCTCCTCTTTGTCGAATTGCCAGGATCTCTAAATGTTTTCTGCGTTTCTTTAATTAGATATTCAGCAAGCTTCCTGTAGTTGCGTGACTTATCCAATGTCGATAGCCAGATGTGACCGCACTTCCACTGCTTATCAATTATTCTGCTGTCGATATAGTTCATCACGATATGATGATGTACTCTGTGATTCTTATATTCTGTTACTGCGATATAATAAAATTCTTTGTCTAGTTTCTGATACTCCCTTCTCATTCTCTTAATCCAATTGTCAAGTTGGCGATTAGCCTCTTCAACTGTCACAATTTCTGCGTAAGTTAATGTGGTGTGATAGTCTCCCGGAAAGAAGTTTAGGTTCAACAATCTTGTGAGCATTTTAGTTGCCAGCATATCATTATTCTTTTTTACTGCATCTGGTGTAGCTTTCTCTTTTCTTTTTCTTTTCCCTTTGTGTGGAAAGCTAGCTTTGATGCATCTATCTATGACTGCTCCCGCTATGCATGTTTCTCGAATAACTCTTTCTAGCATTTTTTATTCCTCTTAATAGCCCTACTGTTAATACTCTGATGAACCTTCATGGCGGATTCTCACCGCCTCTTTTTTTCTTCTATATATATAATGTATGTTTTGTTTAAATTGCAGATGGCATTTAGCCATCTGCGGATCTATATGAACTGTAGCTTGATTTTGTGTGCTCTTTATCCTTATTAAGTTGTTGCTACAGTTTCATATCTTTATTTATCAGCCTGTGCCCTTCTTCAGTAAGTTCGCATATATACACTCCATAAGAGCTATTGCTATATTGTTTTTCTGTTTCGATTTGCATGATATATGGCGCAAGCTTATTTAAATTTTTCCCATTAACTAACTCAATATATGTATTCTCTAGTGATACAGTTTTATTAATTATTGCCATTGGCTTTCTCGCTTTCATTGATGATTATGTCTTCTGCTGTGATAATCGTTGCTTCTTGCCTCCAGCTCCGCTCTTCGCATCTTTCCTTCGCTTTTTCAACAGCCTCACTCTTTGTTTTTGCGATTACGTTTTTTTCTTCTTGAAGATAAATTCGATTATCCATATCAAGAAATGCGACTCTCACCTTCCATCTTGTTATCACTCTGCTGTTACTGTTGTTTTTTTCTTTTAAAAGTTCTTTAATTTCTTTAAGCTCTCTTAAAATCTCTTCGTTTTCTTTTCTTCGTTCGACCCTTTCTTTACTTGCAAGAGCTTTTATATTTTCAAAAACTTCTTCCCGATTCATCTTTTATCCTCTTTATTTATAGCTTTTCTGCTTGCTCTAGTTCTTCTTCTGTCTCTGCATAATTTAACAGGTGTTTTCCTAAAGCTTTAATCTCGCTTCTGCCAAATGTATTTATTATCATTGTCCTATACGATGCAATATAACAAGTATTTCGAATTTTGCACTTTGCATTTATAATCAACTGTGCTATTCTCCATGGATTGCCACTGTTGGGAAGTATGACTGAACTTTCCTTAATTTCTTTTAATTCCTTAAGCCATGCAGCTAGTTGCTCATGCTCTTCTCTGCATCCATCACAGCTTGTCGCTGCAACTTCTTCTGCGTGCTTTATAGCCTCTTCAAGTGTCATTTTATTTTTCCTCTTTCTTTAACTCTTCCAGTTTCTTCTGACAAGCCTGTAATTCATAATTTGTATGATCTCTGAATTTTATATCGGATGGCGAAACTTCTTTCACACCATCTGCGAATTCTACTATTCCATATACTCTGCTTACTTGTCCGCCTTGATGCCCACCAATCATTGGCGATGGTGGTATTACATCGTATATTTCTTCCCATCTGTGGAAATGACCTATTCTGCCACCAACTTCACATGTTCTGTATTTTTCAGCCATTTAAATTCTCCTTAAAATGGTATATCCTCTTCAGTTGCCTCAAATGCATCTGGCAGCTCTTCACCGAACTGTGGTGCTGTATCTGTATATGCTTCATCTGGCTGCCTTGGAGCGCCTTGCTGGCTACTGCCCAGGAACTCAACATTGTTTGCAATTACATCTGTTGTATATACTGTCTGTCCGTCTTTGTTCTTGTAGCTGCCTGTTTGAATTCGACCATTCACAGCTACTTGCTTTCCCTTGTGCAGATATCTATCACAGTTTTCTGCTTGCTTTCCGAATGTTGTTATTCGAATAAAGTCAGCTTGCCTCTCTTTCCCTTGTGCTGTTGGTCTATCTACCGCGATACTAAAATGTGTTACCGCTGTTTGATTTCCCGGTGTATATACTAGTTCGGGATCTCTTGTTAATCTGCCAATCAGTATTACTGAATTCATTTCTTTTCTCCTTTAGAGGTCCATAATAAACATCAAAGATGCTATTGATAAATATGTAACCAAACATTTCAATAAATGCTGGGAGCACACCTATATAAGCTATTCCAACTACCATTGCAGCGAACACAATTTTCGCTTTCTTTGTTTCGTTGTTTCGTTGAAAATAGTCATGTGTCGCTGCACCTACGACTATAATTAGCAGTGTTATTATTGGTGTTATCAACATGTTTAACCTCTTTTCTTTCTTTCCTTCTCATCTATCATTCTTCTGTATATAGTGCTGTGTCTTCCGTATATCATGCCTACTAATTTAATTATCATGTTCGTTCTCCGTTATTTTTCTCCCTATTGCTTCAACAACATTTACTGTTACACCATTTCCAGCTTGCTTATACAGTTGACTGTTGCTGTTAACAAATTCTGCTTTTTCAAAATATTCATCCGTCCACCCTTGCAGCCTAAAGCACTCTTTAGGTGTGAGCTTTCTAATTGCTAGATAGCATTTATACTTTTCGCTCCACACTGCCCAGATGCCTTCCGCATCTTTAGTTGGTGTAACAACAGCTTGATTGCAAGATGTATCTAATGTGTTTGCAATATTCTTGCCCACTCTTCCGCGTCTTGATTTGCTATTTGGAAGACTAAAGTTAATTGAATCGCCAACATCTGCTATCGCATATCCCTGTTTTGTTGCCTCTTTTACTTTGATTGCGATTCCGTGTTGGTCTTGCGCTGTTAAGGTGAACATCTCTTCCCCAGCTTCCTTGCACCTTCTTCCATTTTGGCGCTTCTCTGCTCTGGATGGTGTTAGCACTGGTATCGCAATAGCTATATCTTCACTTCTTCTCTTTGATACTCCGCAATCTTTTGTCATAAGGCAGTTCGCAACTTGTAGCTCCTGTGGCTTGTTAGATGATTTATCTATACCGAATGCGTATAGCCCTGTTTTCGCGCCAACTCCGCCAGCTTGTGCATTTTGTGTGCAAGCGATTCCGTTGCTATCATATACTCGGTGTGCCTGTGCACCGCCAATTAATTGCCTTGTACTATTTTCTCCGCCATTTCCCGTGATAGGAAATATTTCGGATCTGCGTCTTCTTCGATTATGTCCGATAACGTATACGCGCTCCCGATTTTGCGGAACATACCATCTTGAATTGACAATCTGCCATTCTGCATCGTACCCGAGTCGGTCCATTTCAGTGAGGATTGACAAGAAGTCGAGTCCTCTGCTAGCAGACAACATTCCTTTAACATTTTCATAAATAAGCCATTCGGGCTTATATGCTTCTTCTGTTTCTTCCAAGATTCTAAAAATCTCTCGCACAAGACTGCTTCGCTCGCCTTCAAGTCCTGCTCTTCTTCCAGCGATGCTGAAATCTTGGCACGGTGCACCGAAGGTCCAGCAGTCTGCAATGGGTATGTCGGCAGCTCGCACTGCTCGAACATCATTTGCATGCCATTCTCCATTGAGGTATTCACTTTTCAAAATCTCCTTCTGTCTTTTCTTTTTATCTAGTTCACCAAGGCGAGCTCGTTGCTCTTCCGTTATGGTGTGCATAGATCTGTAGCTAGCTTCTGCGAATTTGTCGAATTCGCAGTGCCCTATGCATTCATGATTTGCCAGTTCCAAACCTCTTGTGAACCCCCCCACTCCAGCGAAGAAGTCAATAAATTTCATATATATTTTCCCTTCCATATATAAAGGCGGCAGCTTATTGGAGTTTCTTCATGACCGATACAAGTTTGATTTGCTTATTTACAGAGGTAAATATTTTGCTACCGCCCTTATAGCTTTTTAACGATGGAGCGCAACTCCATCTATATTGATTGCGTTCTTCTGTTCCCATTTTTCTTCATGGTCACTCTTATTTTGCGCACGTTCCCGCAGTTTGATTTCCCACTTGAGATACTGCTGCGCTTTCTTTAGATCTTCGAGCCCATTCTTCTTGTCAGCTCGCATTAGATATTTCAGCGCACAACCTCGGCAATGCTTTCTGAAACCTTCATCACCTAGCACCGCCCTAACTACATCTATGCTCTCAACTCCGTTTAGATTTAAATCATAATGTGCTGGTGTCTTCACACTGTCATTTTCTCTTGGCATTTTCGATTCTCGCTTTCTGCCTATTTAGCTTATAATTCATTATTTCCGCAGTTTCGATGTGCATGCCATCTTTTATTTGCATCAGCATAACTTCAACATCTGCAACTTCTTCTTTGATTGCGTTGATATCATCTTTCGCTAATGCCTGGATCAGCTCTGCTAACTCTTCAATCAATTTCATCTTCTGTGCTTTTAGCCCATAATGGGCAAGCATGAATCTTGCCATCTCTTCATTCCTTGCTTCGATATATTCTTTGCTCGTTATCATCTAATCATCCTTTCCGCAGCAGCTTTTGCTTCTGCGAAGCTTGAATACTTGTGTTTTGTTCTTTTTCCATCTTTTAAGATATAAATGCCATTCGTTTCGTATCGACTACCACTGATAGTTCTGATTGCTTTCTTCTCTGATTCAATGCGGATTGTGCTTGCGCACTTTATCGGTGCATACAGTGTTACTTTTAAATCGAGATTCTCTAAATAATCTTCGCGCAACACCTTCCATTTAATATCATTCATTACAGCTCTCCTCGATTAGCTTGTTCATAAATTTAACTCCAGCCGTAAAGCCTATTTGTAGCGCATGCAACTCTTCAATTGTTGGCTGTCTTCTGTTTTCAATCATGAATTCGCTGGCTAAAAACTCTACAGATGCTCTGTCGTATTCGTCAGCTTCATATACAACTTCATTCTCGTTCATTTTCTTTCTCCAGATAATTAATTTCGCCACTCCATATCTTTTCATACAAAGCTTCGCGCTCTTCAATCTGCGATTCGATGATTGATATAATGCCTCTGATATGCTCCGCAATTGTTGGCGATTTCGTATGCTTTAATTGCGACTTGTAGCGCTCTATCTTGATTTCTTCCATGCGGTTTGTAAAAACAAGCTCCCTCATCTTTAGTCGCCCCATTTTGTCATAGTTGCAATGCCAATCATCGTTATGCTCACATGCCTTACAACACTTATCGCACACATCGCCTCTGATTCTTCTGCACCATCTAAATGCTCGATTCTCTCCCGGTGTTCCGTGTTGCCATCCACATGCATCGCATTCAGCTTTTCCCTTCATTATTTATCGCTTCCAATTGCTGCCAAAAATGCGATCGTTACGCAAATTAATGCTGTAATAATAACTGCTGTCCAATTCATATGTTTTTCTCCTTATAAATAGTTGCGACCGATGAGCAACATCCATGCTCTTCGCGCCTGTTCATCCGTGTATCCCTCATCAATTAATTTTGATTCATACTGCTGTTGATAGTGCTTTTTCAGCCTTTCATTTTCAGCTTGCGCCCAGTCTGTCGAGTTGCTATGTAGCTCTTCATGGTGTGCTCTGCACACATCAACTTGAAATTTATTGCTTATACTGATTTGACGATTTGAGCCGCCAAATACCTCGTGTCGCTCTGCATATGGTTTTCCACAGTATGCACAAAATCTATTCGCCTTGTCTTTCCATCCATTCGACTTCTTTTTCTTTTTCGTGCTTTTAGGCTTTGGATAGGCGCACTTCTCGTAATAGTTCCCCTTCATTTACACACACACCACAGGAAGAAGGATTGTTGCGATCACTCCGATATCGAACATCAAGAATAATATGTTCGATAATTCGTATCGCTGGCGGTAGTGCATCCACATGGCTGCGATGCCAAGTACCAGCGATATAATCAGCACTAACATTGCTATCATCATTTTGTTTCCTCCCGGTGGTTCTCTTTCCACTTGAATTCATCAATCATCTTGTTGAGGTCCTCGCGTTCTCTCTTTAAATCTTCAATCGTCGAATACAAGAGGCTTGCTGTTCCCGTCTGATAATCTTCGCGCGCCTCTTCGGCTTTCTCCTCAATTACTTCGATTTGCGTTTCAATATGCGATTTTGCATAATGCAAAATTCGTAGCTGTTCCATCGTGCCCCTCCTGTCTTAAATCATCATTTGGTTCGTTTGCTTTTTCACTCTCTTGATGTCGATTTTGTCATTCTTTCTCGTTATCGTTATTTCGCTGTTTGCTATATTGATTTTCGATTTATCGATCACATTAGCTCTTATGAGCTCGCATGTTTTCTTCACAAGTTCGATGCCAGAATTGCACAATGGCTGTAGTTGCATCTCCCTCGATTGCTCACCACATAACATTTCAACATTTGCATTCATGAGCCTGTGCCACTTCTCTTCATTCTCGCAATCACATCTTGCTGTTGCGATTTCATCTGCTTCCTCTTGTGTTTCTGCTGCAACTAAATGTAGTTGCCCGCAATCTCTGCAAAATCCTTCCATGTTGTACTCCTCTCTATATACGTTGTGATATAATCAGTTAAAATTATTAGTTTATTTATCATGTGAGGTATTTTATGAAGTCAAAGATAAAAAAATATGTTCTTGATCATCTAAACGATGACGACCACCATTTTGAACTCAATTCTGAACATGCAGATTCTTTAGGAGTCAGCTTTGAAGAGCTGCGCTCTATTCTTCTTCAGTTAAGTTCAGAAGGGGCTTTTTTAGCGCTTGATTATGACGATGCTGTATTATGTGAGGAATTTCCCCCTTGTACAGTTCCTTATAATCAAGAATCTTAGTTTTATCTCTGGAGGGCTAAACAGCCCTCCTATTTTCTTGACCTATATACAGCTTCACCCTCTTTTTTTATCCACTTATTAATCTCTGCTTTGTCTTCGTCACTTACAGGCTCATTCGTAGCTAGGATATGTGTGTGATATCTTCCGAATGGACCTGACACGATCACCATCGCTTCTTGTTTAGTTAATACTCCTAGGAAATCTGCTATCTCCTGTGCAATCTCCTTTCCTAGAAACCCTCTAAATGCTACACTTCTATACTTACCCATGATTTGCCTCTCTTTCTTCTAGTTGCAGCCAATAGCATATAAAAACACACACAACATAGGTATTAGAAGAGCGATTCCCACTCCAGCAATTACTTCTGTGATTTGGAATTTGCCATGCTCATCAGAGCACATGCATTTTAATGCTTCTTTAAATTCTTTCATTTTCAGACTCCTTTTCTTCTAATGCCTCACAGGCTTGCTCTATCGCATTGCGATATCCTATGCAATATGCAGCTCTGATAAGTGATTCATCTTCTCTTGTGATGTGCCTCTCTTGCGATAAGCACTTGATTGTTATCTTCTTATTCGCCTTGTAGTTCTGATATGCATACTCTGCTACATCGTATTTTGACAATTACACACACCGCCTCTTGTTCATAAGCTGCTCTGCTACATCTGAAGCAAGGTATTGTTTCTTCTTTCCATCAAAGATGAATTCGCAGCCTTGCATGAGGTTATTAGCATAATCTCGCGACTTGCCGAGATATTTGGCTATATCTGATAGACAAGGCCAATTGCCTATTTCCTTCTTTATGTCTTTTGTAATTGTCTGCTTATCCATCTTTCAGCCTCTTCATCTGCCCACTTTTAGTGGGTGTTTTAATCAAAAAAAATATATTGCACTGTTACACCAAAATAATTGGCAATTGCAGTTTTTACATCATCACGTGGATTTCGCACACCTAACTCATATGCATTATATGAACTCTTTGAGATTCTAACACTATTCGCAACTTCAACTTGTGTTACACCTTTATTTCTTCTTAACTCTTTTAGTTTATTGCTATACATGTTGTTTTCCCTCTCTTTCTCAATAACAAGTATAAGTCCACTTATAGTGGGTGTCAAGCACTTTTTTCCACTTTTAGTGATTTTCTATTGCTTTTATTCCACTTTAGGTGTACTTTATATTTGGGTATATAAGGAAGGGAAATTGCAAAATGGAATTTAAAGATGTTTTAAAAGAATTGAGAATAAAGCGCGGTTATTCGCAAGTTTCTCTTGCAAAGGCGCTCGGAGTTTCAAAATCGTTAATTGGTGCATACGAAACAGGTGATCGCAAGCCAAGTTTTGAGAGCCAAGAAGAGATTGCTGATTTTTTCAATGTATCTATTGATTATTTGCTTGGTAGAGAAAATAAATCAACGTATTACTTAGACCCAGAAGCAGCAGAAGCAGCTAAAGAGATGTATGAGCGTCCAGAATTAAAGGTGCTATTTGACGCATCGCGCAATGTAACAAAAGAAGATATTTTGAGTGTTGCAAATATTTTAGAAAAATTAAAGAAGGATCAGTTTGGTGACGAAGAATGACGGAGAATGTTCAAGTCAGAATCATTGATATGCCCCACAGAGTTCATGGGGCAACAGCATATTTTATTGATACATCTGGCGAGTTATTTTATACAATTTTCTTAAATGCTCATGATTCATGTGAGCAACATCACAGCTCATATATTCACGAGCTTGAACACATCAACAGCGGTGATTTTTCTTGCATGATTCCGCTTGAAGATTTAGAAATCGCTAGGCATCAATCTGTGGCAACACCACTCTGCGCATTTGCCGAGTGATTGCAGTATATTTATTATTATTTAATAGGAGGAACTACTATGAAAACTTGGAAGCTAATTTCTGGAATCTTGTCTATCGTTTTAGCTGTATTCGTGCTTTTACAATCAGCTGCGGCGGGGCTTGGCAATTCTCTAGCTGAAAATGGAGAAATGAGTGGGAGCGCTGGTTTTCTCGTTGCTATCTTGCTGATAGCTGGCGGCATTACATCAATTGTTGTAAGGAAG